GCACCTGAACCATCGGCTCCTGTAGATGTGGAATCTGACCCTGATGTTGAAAAAATTGGTGATGAAAAATCTGAAGAGTCAGACACTGAAGAATTGGATGTTACAGAACTTGTAACTTCACAAAAAAATATGGAAGAAAAACAAACTGAATATTTTCAAAATCTTTTTTCACAAATACAAAATCTTGAAAGTAAATTATCTGAAATGGATAAAATTATGGATAAGATAAATACTATTGAAACTAAGATTGAAAAATATCGTGAAAAAACTCCGCAAGAAAAATTAGAATTAAGAAGTTTAGATTCAGGACCTTTTAATCAAAAATTGACACAATTTTTTGATGATAAACTACAGGATATTGAACAATCAGGTAAAAACGAGTATGTAATTACGCCTGATGATGTTGAAAACTATTCACAAGCTGAAATAAAAAACAGTTTTAATAATTTGGATAGTGAGGATAGTGATACTAATACTTTCACTTATAGATAATTTTTGTTTGACTATTACGGCTGACACACTTATACTTGTTTATTAACTAATAATTTATATATATCATGGCGACAAATTCACTAGATGCTGTACTCGCTCAGTATGAAAAAGCGAAAGGTGGCTCAAACGGAGCTAACAAAATGTCTCAAGAAGACAGAATGAAAAAATATTTTGCGGCGATTTTAACGCAAAATGAAACATCGGGACAAAAACGTCTTCGTATTTTACCAACACCTGATGGTTCATCACCTTTTAAAGAGGTATGGTACCACGAGGTTCAAGTTGAGGGTAAATGGAATAAAATCTATGACCCAGGTAAAAATGATAATGAGCGTTCACCTTTGACTGAAATTCACGACGAATTAATGTCAACAGGTAAAGAGTCCGATAAGGAACTTGCTAAATCTTACAAACCACGTAAATTCTACATCGTTAAGGTTATTGACCGTGATAACGAAGCAGATGGTGTTAAGTTTTGGAGATTTAAACACAATTACAAGAACGAAGGTATTCTTGACAAAATCATCCCAATTTGGAAAGCTAAAGGTGATATTACTGACCCTGTTAATGGTCGTGATTTGATTATCGAGTTGGCAAAGGCTAAGACTCCAAAAGGAGCGACCTATACAGTTATCCAAACTGTAATGCACGATGACCCATCTCCTGTTCACACAGACGCGGAAACTGCTAAAACTTGGACTGAAGACCCACTTACTTGGGCCGATGTTTACTCTAAAAAACCTGTTGAATATTTGGAAGCGATTGCTCGTGGAGAAACTCCAAGATGGTCATCTGATTTAGGTAAATATGTTTATGGAGACGCGGCATCTGAAATGAGTGTTGGTGGTGGAAACATGTCAATTGTTGACCCACAAGCAGGTGACGAACCTGATGGTGATTTACCATTCTAATTTATACGGATGGACACTAGCATAGTCAAAGTGTCCATCCTTTTTTATTTTTATACTAACAATTTAAACACATAGACATTTATGGCTATAAAGAAAAAAGAATTTTCATTAGATGCAATCAAAAATAAGTATTCTACGAAAACTAAATACAAAGATACGGAGTTCTATGAAGTCGACGAAGCTTTTCATAGTAGTTGCGGTTTACCTGGTCCTGCTTTGGGTAACATCAATATGTTCTTGGGGCACTCAAATTCTTCCAAAACGACAGCACTTGTTAAAGCCGCTGTTTCGACTCAGAAGAAGGGGCATCTACCCGTTTTCATTATTACTGAAAAGAAATGGTCGTGGGACCACGCGGTAGAACTAGGTCTTAAAGCTGAACTTATCGAAGGAGAATGGGACGGACAATTTATCTTCAATGATAACTTTGATTACATTGAACAAGTTACAGACTATATTAACGAGTTATTGGACGAACAAGAAAAAGGTAACATTCCTTATTCTCTTTGTTTTCTTTGGGATTCTGTTGGTTCAGTTCCTTGTAAGATGACATTCGATGGTAAAGGTGGTAAACAACACAACGCATCTGTTTTGGCAGACAAGATTGGTATGGGTATTCAAGCTCGTATTACTAAATCTCGTAAGGAAGATTATCCATATACAAACACAATGGTAGTAGTAAATCAACCTTGGGTTGAATTACCTGATAATCCATTTGGACAACCAACAATTAAGGCAAAAGGTGGTGAAGCACTTTGGTTAGCATCTGCACTTGTTTTCTTATTTGGTAATCAAAAAAATGCTGGTATTAATCACATTACTGCAACTAAAAATGGTAGAACGGTATCTTACGCTATCCGAACAAAAATCTCTGTCCTAAAGAACCATATTAACGGATTAGGATATAAAGATGGTAAGATTATTGCAACACCACAAGGATATATTGTAGATACTAAAGAGGCTCTTGAGGAGTACAAAAAACAATACTCACAATATTGGAACGCAATTCTTTCAGGTACAGGAGAAATTACTCTTGATGAAAGTGAAGAAACTTTTGAAAACGAAAACGAACCATTTTAATTAACTTTTTGTGAAAAAAACACTCCTTGTTGATGGGAATAATTTGATGAAGATTGGATTTCATGGGGTGAAAGATTACTTTCACAACGGAGAACATATTGGAGCAATTTATCACTTCATCAATACACTAAGAAAATTTATTGAAGAACAAAACTTTGATAAAGTAGTGGTATTTTGGGACGGGGAGGACTCTACGAGTATTCGTGGAGTTCTTTACCCTAAGTACAAACAGAACCGTAAGTTAACTATGGAAGAACCTGTTTTCATGTCTTATCTAAAACAGAAAAACAGGATTAAACAATATCTTGAAGAGGTTTATATCCGACAAATTGAAATAGCGGGTAGAGAGGCAGATGATTTAATAGCTCATTATTGTCATATATCTGAAAATGAACAAAAGTTAATTTTTTCATCAGATAGGGATTTAACTCAGTTAATTTCTGAAAAGGTTTCTATATACTCACCTTCACTTAAAAGTACGTTTAAACACGGGGACAAAATTAAATTTGATGATTTTGAATTCCCTCATTATAATGTGAAAACTTTAAAAATATTAACAGGTGATAAATCTGATAATATTGAGGGTATCTATCTACTTGGTGAAAAAACTTTGGTAAAATTTTTTCCTGAGATACTTGAAACAGAAGTTTCTTATACCGATATTTTAACAAGGGCTGAAGATTTATTAAAGGGACAAAAAGATAATCAAACTTTAAAAAATCTATTAACAGGAAAAACAAAATCAGGTATATTTGAAAACGAATTTTTTGAAGTAAATGAACAAATCGTCGATTTATCAAACCCACTCCTCAAAGATGAGGACAAAGAAGAAATTTCCCAAATTGTCAATGAAACATTAGAAACTGAAGGTAGAAGTTATAAAAACATTATTCGTTATATGGTTGAAGACGGATTGTTTAAGTATCTACCTAAAGGGGATGATTCGTGGACATATTTTTTAAAACCGTTTATGAAATTAACAAGAAAAGAAAAAAACAAAAAATAAAAAAAACAATTATGAGAGAACAACAAGACATTACGAAACTGGAGTTTCTGATGACAGTGAACAACAATTTTATTGTTCAAAGATTTTTTAACGTAAAGGGGTATAACCCAAATTCGCATCGTTCTGCGGATTTAATTGACTTGGTTGATAATTTTGTCAATGAATTAAAACACAATTTCAAAATGAAATCTGTAAGTTACATGCTTGACAATCAGTATCAAATTACAGAAGACCCTGAAGTTTTGAATACATCATTTACTGACGGACCCGAAGTATTCAACGTTTATATTAAAAATGGAGATAAAGTATTATATCATCAGGTATTTGACGCTAAACCGTACCCACCTAAAGTTAGATATACTGTTGATGTTAGACCTTATTTGAAAGGTGTTTTAAATGATTTGACAGAAGTTTTGTCAAGTAAAAATTTAACACACGAATATATGGGTTACTCTTTAGTTTAAAGATATTTAATAAAAAAAGGAATTATGGCGGACAAAAATTTTGAATACTTAGGAAATCAATTTCAGTTACAACTTCTGAATCAACTTATTGTTGATAAGGATTTCGCCCATTCCATCGTTGGGGTTTTAGAACCATCTTACTTCGAAAACAAATACTTTAAACTTATTGTTCAAATGGTAAAAGAGTATTATCAAAAATTTGAGCATTCGCCAAGTTTTGATACTCTTAATCAAGTTGCTAAAAGTGAAATTGCTCAAGAGTTATTGTTAAAAATAACTCTTGACACAATTTCTGATATAAAAAATATTGATGAAAGTGGAGTACAATTTGTTCAAGAAAAGGCTTTGAAATTCTGTAAACAACAAGAGTTACAGAAAGTGATGGAAAGGGCTAAAAAAATTATAGACCACGGTGAGTTTGAAAATTATGACACATTAGAAGAAATGGTTCGTGAGGCATTACAAGTTGGTAATGTTGATAAAGGAACGGGTGATGTGTTTGAAAACTTAGAAGAGGTATTGGCAGATGATTACAGACACCCAATCCCTATGGGAATACCTGGAATTGATAATTTATTAAAGGGTGGTTTGGCCAAAGGTGAAATTGGTGTTATATTAGCGCCCACAGGTGTTGGTAAATCAACTTTAACTACAAAGATTGCAAATAATGCATTTAATTTAGGTTTTAATGTGTTACAAGTATTTTTTGAGGATAACCCAAAAATTATCCAAAGAAAACATTTTACTTGTTGGACGGGTATTGCTCCTGATGACCTTAGTGTACATAAAGACGTGGTATTAAAAAAGGTTGCGGAAATTGAGGAGAAGATGTCTAATAAGTTGATACTTAAAAAACTACAGTCTGATACATTTACTATGAGTCAGATTAAGAATCAGATTCGTAAGATGATTGCGGATGGGACACATATTGATATGATTATTTTGGATTATATTGATTGTGTGACACCTGAGAAGGCCTTAGAAGACGAATGGAAAAGTGAAGGTTCGGTAATGAGAGCATTTGAAGCTATGTGTCACGAATTGAATATTGTTGGATGGACGGCAACACAAGGTAATAGAAGTTCGATATCGTCAGATGTTGTAACTACAGACCAAATGGGTGGGTCAATCAAAAAGGCTCAAGTTGGACACGTCATCATTACTGTAGCGAAGTCACTACAACAAAAAGAGTTAAATCTTGCAACAATTGCCATTACAAAATCTCGTATCGGTAAAGATGGGGTAGTATTTGAAAACTGTAAGTTCAACAACGAAATGTTGGATATTGATACAGAAAGTTCTGTAACATTCTTGGGACTTGAAGAACAAAAAGAAGAACAAAAAAGAAACAGAATTAAGGAGATTATGGAGAAAAGAAAACAACAACAAGTATAATTATTAAAACAGAAATAAATTAAAAATATGGAAAAAATATTAAAAGAGAACCCAAACAGATTTGTGATATTCCCAATCCAATACAATGATATATGGGAATATTATAAAATGCACCAAGCCGCGTTTTGGACTGCGGAAGAAGTTGATTTAAGTGGTGATATTAGAGATTGGGAAAATCTTTCAGAAAACGAACAATATTTTATTAAAAATATTCTTTCATTTTTTGCGGCATCCGACGGTATCGTTAACGAAAATTTGGCTGAAAATTTTTATAGAGAAGTTCAGTATCCTGAGGCTAAATTTTTCTACGGAATGCAACTTGCAATGGAAAACATTCACTCGTTAATGTACTCATTATTGATTGATACTTATATCTCAAATGAGGAGGAAAAAAACAAATGTTTTACAGCTTTGGATAACCTACCTGCAGTTCAAAAGAAGGCTAAATGGGCTTTGGATTGGATTGAAAATGCATCTTTCCAAGAAAGGTTGGTGGCATTTGCAGCAGTTGAGGGTATTTTCTTTTCAGGTTCGTTTTGTTCAATCTTTTGGTTAAAGTCTCGTGGAATTATGCAAGGATTGTGTAATGCTAATTCTTTAATTTTTAAAGATGAAAATTTACATTGTGATTTTGCAATTCATTTATTGAATAATCACGTAGAAGAAAAACCAAGTGAAAAAAGAATTAAAGAGATTTTATTGTCGGCTCTTGAAATTGAAAAAGAATTTATCACAGAATCATTACCAGTTTCACTTATTGGTATGAATTCAAATCTTATGAAACAATACCTTGAGTTTGTTGTTGATGGATTATTAGTTAAGTTTGGTTGTAAAAAACAATTTAATGTTGAACAACCATTTAAATTTATGGAACAAATTGCGGTTGAGACAAAGGGTAACTTCTTTGAATCACGTACAGTTGAATATCAAAAAGCTAAGTTAAATGAGACTCTCTCCTTTACTGATGACTTTTAATTTACTATCTTTTTAAACTATGATGTCACTTAGAATTAAAAAACGTAGTGGGGACGACGCGTCGTTTAACCCACAGAAAATTTATCAAAGAATTAAACGAGCTTCAAAAGGTTTAAATGTAAATTCTGATGAAATCTTTATTAAGGTAATTACCTCAGTACCAACTGAAGGGGTGATTACTACCAAAGATTTAGATAAGTTAATTTATGAAATTGCGGCGGCTTTTACAGGTAGTCATCACGACTATTCTCGTTTGGCGTCGTCAGTTGCTATTTCATCGTACCATAAAGAAACAGACCCAAGTTTTTCAAATACGATGCATACCCTACACGTTGATGGTGTGGTAAGTAATGAATTAATGGAGATTGTTGAATCTTATGGTCTTAGTAAAATTGATGAGGTAATCAATCACGACAATGATTACAATTTTGATTATTTTGCTTGGAGGTCACTTTCTGAAATGTATTTGTTAAAACTACCAAATGGGAAAGTTATTGAAAGACCACAACATATGTACATGAGAGTTGCTCTTTGGGTGACAAATACATTTGAAGAGGCTATGGAATATTACCAAGCTTTATCCACCCAAAGAATATCTCCGGCAACCCCAATTATGATTAATGCGGGAACAAAGGTTCCACAATTGGCGTCTTGTGTTCTTCATTATAACGATTCAGATTCTCGTGAAGGTTTGTTAAATACTATGAGAGACATCTCAACCTATTCATCGGACGCTGCGGGTATCGGACTATCAATGTCTAACATTCGTAGTAAGGAGAGTCGAATAACATCTTCAGGTGGATACGCAGGAGGATTGTTGAAGTATTTGAAGATTGTTAATGAGTCACTTCGTTTCTTTAATCAACAAGGACGTAGACCTGGTTCTGCGGCAATTTACTTGGAACCTTGGCATAAAGATATTTTTGATTTATTGGACATTAAAAAGAATACAGGTGCTGAGGAATTGAGAGCTCGTGATTTATTCACCGCACTTTGGATTCCTGACAACTTTATGAACGCAGTTAAGAATAACGAAGATTGGTATTTGTTCTGTCCTAACGATATTGTTAAATCCGGTATTAAACCATTACAAGAGTCTTATGGTGATGAATATGAAAGTAACTATAAGAAAGCGGTTGAGTTAGGTCTTGGTAAAAAAGTTAAGGCTCAAGAAATTTGGAATAAGATTATTGAATCTCAAATTGAAACTGGTGTCCCATATCTTTGTTCTAAAGACAATGCTAACAAAAAGACAAATCATCAGAATATTGGTGTAATTAAACAATCAAATCTTTGTAATGAGATTTACCAATATACTGACGAGAATACAACTGCAATCTGTACTCTTTCATCTATGGTGTTAAAGAACTATGTAAAAGATGGTGAGTTTGATTTTAACGGGTTATACGAAGAAACTCGTAAAGTTGTAAGAGCGTTAAACAAAGTTGTTAACATCAACAATTACTCAACTGAAAAAGGTCGTAAGGGTGGACTGGAACAAAGAGCAATTGCTATCGGAACACAAGGACTTGCTGACGTATTCTATTTGATGGATTACATCTTCACATCTGATGAAGCTCGTAAGTTGAATAAAGAGATTTTTGAAACAATCTATTTCGCGGCAATCACTGAAAGTAACAGATTGTGTATGGATGGTAAGTATGAACCATACGCTCACTTTGAAGGGTCACCAATGTCAGAAGGAGTATTCCAATTTGATATGTGGGGATTAAAAGAAGATGAGTTATCAGGAAGATGGCCTTGGGGAATTCTTAAACAGAATGTTAGTAAATATGGTGTTTGTAACTCATTATTTACGGCTCAAATGCCTGTAGCATCTTCCGCGAAGATTACAGGTTCATATGAAATGACAGAACCCGCTCACTCAGCAATCTTTAACAGACGTGTAGTTGGTGGAGAGATTATGATTGTTAACAAGTATTTGATTAATGACTTTGAAAAGATTGGAATTTGGTGTGAGGATTTGAAAAACGAAATCATAATGAACGAAGGTTCAATCCAAAACATTAATTTCAACAACTACCTTGACCAAGAAGATAAGAAGTACAATTCAAAAGTTAAAAGAATTGAGCACTTAATTAACAAGTATAAAACAATTTGGGAAATCTCACAAAAGTCATTGATTGAAATGGCGGCCGACAGAGCTCCGTTTATTGACCAATCACAATCAATGAATATCTATATGGGTAACCCAACATTGTCAAAGATTTCATCTTCACATTTCTACGGATGGGAGAAGGGGTTAAAAACACTTTGTTATTATGTAAGAACAAAGGCTATCTCAACAGGGGCTAAACATTTGGCGATTGATACTTCAAAAATTAATAAACCAAATCCTACACCAGAACCACCAAAGGTTGACTACAGTTATATGAATTTACCTCCAAAACCTGAAAATAGTGATTTTGATTGTTTTGGTTGTTCATCTTAAACTTTTAAAACATCCGATGTGTTATCCCGAGCTAGGTCGGGATTTTTTTTGTTTATAAACTATTTATCAGTATGTCTAATATTATTCAGGAAGAAATTGAGAAAATAAGAAAAATGATGCTTTTGGAAGATTTAGTACAAGAGGATGGGGCAAAAAAACTAAAAGAGACTTTAGACATTTTAAAAAATAAGAAAAAAGTTTTATTGTTAAGTTGTTCAAATAGGTTTAATTGGGACCCTAAAAAAGTCGATGTCCCTAAATCAAAATTAATTGCAATGTATTTGAATGAAGAATTAGGTGATAAATCAGTTTTCATTGATGTTTCAGAACTCAAAATTTTTCCTTGTGAAGGAAATGTCTCAAGAAAAGAAGGTAACACTTGTGGACTTTTAAAGGCATTACTTAAAGATGATAAGAAGAATCCTTCAGGATATCACAGATGTTGGGCTAGTTTAAATAATAAAACAGATGAACTTTGGAAGATATCCAAAGAACTTTTTGAGTCCGATGCTGTAATATTCTTTAGTTCAGTAAGATGGGGACAGGCTAATATGTTTTATCAAAATCTGATTGAAAGATTAAATTGGATTGAAACCCGACATACTACTTTAGGTGAAAAAAATATAGTTGAAGACATTGAAACAGGATTTATTTGTGTTGGACAAAATTGGAATGGTGAGAATGTCACAGAAACTCAAATGGAAGCTCACAAATTCTATGGATTTAAACCAAATAAGAAACTATATTGGAACTGGCAATATACGACAGATGTTAATGACGAAAGTAAATCTTCTTACAAAAAGTCCCACAAAAAATTCATTGATGATATGGGACTATGAGGTAGGTTATTATAGGTACACCTCAAAAGAAAAACCAATTGTGGATTGTTTAAATTATTATCCAATTAACGATTTTATAACAGAATATTTGTTAAAACAAAAATTTGTAGAATTTGAATACGAAAACAACAGTCCAAAAACTATTAATGGTAAAATTATTGTTTTGATTTGACCCAATACACATTGGGATTTTTTATTTTATTTAAAATTTTACAACATTATATTTATGTAATATGCCAAGCCCAATAACATACGGTATTAATTTTCCATTTAGAGATTCTCCATATGGGT